TAAATACATTTCATTTGCTAACATGTTAGCATTAAAACCTAAATAGTGTGTATTGTAAGCTAATAAATCTAAAAGAATATTAAAACCCGAACCTTCAAAATTATAGTCTGAAAATTCTGCTTGATTTTGTAAAAATGTTTTTAAATTAGTTTTTATATCATCAAAATCTAAATCTGATACGTTAAGTTTATTACTTGCCATTTTATCTTAATCTTTCTAAAAATGTTTCTACTGTTACAGGTTCAGGTGTACCCACCACATAAAAACTTATTCTAACGTGGTATCTATTTTCATCAAGTAAATCTCTAACAAGTATTTGTGAAACTCTTGCTCTTGGTTCATAGTTTGCCAAGACGTTACCTATTTGTCTTTGTAAATTTAAAGAAGTAAGAGGTGTCATATTCTCAAATAACAAAGCACGAATATTACTTCCTATTTCAGGATGAAAAGGTTTGTCAAAGTGATTTAAATTAATTAAATTTCTAACACTTCTTTTTACTGCCTCAACATCTTGTAAATTGTTTACATCATTTGTTACAACGTTACGACCGAAGTCTAAATCTAAATCTTTATAGATTCTATTTGCTCGTTTACTTTTGTTACTAGTATTTTCTACGCTATAACTTGCCATGACAGTAATATTTATACTGATTATCCTGCGTTTACGTTAGAACTTCCACTTGTCATAGCGCCTGCGTCTGCTGAATCACCTACTCTTGCTACAGCTATACTGTGAACTCTTACAGTTGAAGACCCTGCGTTTACGTTTGCTACATGTGGCGCACAAGGAGGATTAGGCGGAAAAGGGTGAGATACAGTAGGATCACCTACTCTAGCAATTAATATGCTATTTGCTCTAACAGTTGATTGTCCAGGCGTATCAAGTGTAGTTGTACCTACACATATGTGTCCTGTACTTAAACTATCGCCTTGACGACTGACTGCTGGCATTATCTTCTTGCTTCTCTAGCTGCTTTTGCTGCTAATCTCTTTTGTTCTAATATTATTGATTGTCTAATCTTTCTACCCATAGGTATTTTTACAGATTGACTAATTTTTTTACCTTTTTTACTAATATATTCAACACTAATCATTTTATCTTTGTAATCTGATTGTACTGACATAACAGCTTTCTTTAAACTCAATGCTTCTTTTTCTTTTTCGTCACCTGATTCGTTCCAAAACAGGAATTTTCTCATTTTCGCCATAATTTTATGCTCCGTTAAATGCTTCAATGTCTAAACTATCATATTCAGGATCACCTGGACCGAAAAAGTCGTCATTTTCACAACGGCAATGTTTACAACACTCAATTTCTGTTCCTTTATCATATTCTTGTATACATTTTTCGCCACAATGACAAACATGACCGCAATTTAAACAATTTTTGCTCATAAGACTATTTATCTTAAAAATCACAACGCATTTTTCCGCTTTTTAAGTTAGTTTCACTTAAATTTTCTAAATTTTCGACTGCTGATTCGCCGATTTTCTCTAAATCAGGCGAAATTTTACAATTTATTGACTTTTTAGAACAAGACGAGAACAAAATAAGAACAAAAGTAAGTAAAATTAGGGATTTTTTCATATTTTTTTTGATTTTTCTGCTTTTTTTGCTTGATTTCTAATCGAATCTATGGTATAGTATATGTATATGAAAAACAAAAACACAATAAACAACAAAAAGGAAAAAAACACTATGACTTATAATTTAAAAAACACTAAAATTGACTTTGTTAGTGCTGCCGATGGTAAAATCTTTTTAGGGTATACAGAAAACGGAGTTAGAAAAGAGAAAGGTTCAGAAAATCCTATTATTCTTGCTGACATTATGACAAAACTTGGTTTTGAGGATACTGTTATGGCTTCGTCTTCAATGGATTGGGCTAAAGAGTATGGTTTTAAAAACCATGATGGTGCTAAAAAATTATACAATAACGCATTAAGTTTAATATAAGGAGGACTACATGATAACAGTAAATAAAACAGCAAATAATATAGTAGAAGGTATCGCTAACATGATGGCTGGTGCCAAAGAAGATTATAAACAAATGTCAACTTCTTACGGTAAAAAAGAACTTACTGGCTATTCTAAAGAACAAGTTGATAATTGGGATAACAAAACAAAAGTTAAATTCGGTAAAAAGTATGTTAAGATTGTACAAGATACTGGCGTTTTTGCTTTTGTTATAAAAGAAGATTCTGGTAGATTTAAAAAAGGTGATATATTGAAAGCCGCTGGTTACAATGCGCCAGCTTTAAACTCTGCTAGAGGTAATGTATTAACAGGTAATTATCCAATACAATGGACTGGTCCTTTATATATGGATACACAAAGAAGATTGAGAGGATAATATGAATAAATTTTTTGAATACTTTACAATATTCATGGCAGTTATCGGCACTATCGCAATGTATGGTGCCGTAGGTGCTATTGAAACAGATCAATGGTTATTAGCAGGATCAATGACATTGTTAGGTCTAGTAAGTTATTTACTTGCTTTATATTCACAACAACTTTATAAGGAGGACAACTATGAGTAAACTTAAATTTAACGATATGTCAAAAATTTTAGAATGGATTAAAGAGCCTAGTCACTTTGGTTATTTAAACATTTTAGAACAGGCAATTAAGAGTACAAAAGCCGAACAGTTTAAAGTCGGTACAAAAGTTTCATTTGGCAGACCTAATGGTATGAAGCGTATGGGTATTATTGAAAAGTTAGGTAATGTCAAGGCAGTTGTAAGTGTCAACGGTGCTAAGTGGAGAGTGCCTTTTGATCTTATGGATGTTGTAACTGCTTAATACAGAATAAGACTACTCCTTTTGTTTTCCCACCGAGGCTAGAGACCTCGGTGGGTTTTTCTTTATATGCTCTGTAATCTTTGATCTTTAGAAGTAATGTTCTTATCTGCTCTTGGTCTAGCGATTGATTGTTTACTTCTTTCTCTTAATTGAGCTTTTTTAGAAACTTCTTTTTGTTTATCTTTAAAAAGTTTTCTCAAATCCCATTTAAAATTCATATCACCCTCCTGTTTAAAGTTAGGTGCGTTTCTTCGGCAAATGCCTACTTCCGTCCGTATAGGATAAACGATTATAAATTATTTATCAAAATTTAAGTTAAGTAGATGTCTAAAGTTGTGTGTGATTGGTGCTTGACCTGTATGTATTATATCACCATCAAATATGATTAATCTATTTCTTTTAGGTGTAACTACTTTATCAATTGTTAGTAAATCAATATTACTAGGTATCATTGTACCTTCGGTTTGTCTTTCTTTAAAAAATATAGTATCGCCTGAACTATCATTTATATAATAGATTGCTGATTTAAAGTTATCACTGGCGCCATCATAACCTTTTCTAAAGTCTGTATGTGGCGAATATGTTTTAGTAAAGCCATTTTGCCAAACAGTTTTATCTGCTCGAACTCTTAATATCTTAGGTAGATTTACTTTTTCTTGTATTTTAGAAATAACTGGTTCTACGGCAGGAAGGTGTTCAGTAGTAGTGAACTTATTATTAATAACAAAAACATGGTAAAAACCATAATTACCAAGACCTTCGTTTTCTGCGATTGATATATTGTCTATAAAATACCAAGGTAGTTTCTTTTCAAAGTAGTCTTCTACCTTGGCACTTAATTTGTCATCTAAAAAATTATCTATTACTTCTATCACAAAGTTATTTATTCAACTTTTGAAACAGCATCCTTTAGATTTTTTAATGGTACTAAACCTAAGTCTAATAGATAACCTCTTTTACCAGCTGCTCTATTAGAAGTAAACTCTTTTACATATTCCTCAACTCCTGGTATTACACCTTTGTGTTGATTTTTTACATAAAAGAATAATGGTCTACTTATAGGGTATGATCCATCTTGTATTGCTTTTAAAGATATTTCTATACCTTCTATCTTATGTGCTTGAACTTTATCTTTTGAATTATCATAGTAAGAAAAACCAAAAATACCAAAGTATGATGGCTCACCTACTAACTTGTTAATAATTAAAGTATCGTTTTCACCCACTTCAATAACTGGTCCGTCTTCTCTTAAAAGATAACAAGCCT